TTCTCTACTTCAAGTGCAATAGATAAGCGGTGACGATTGTCTTTCCACCCCTCTATTATTTGATGGTATTTCATATGAATTCCTCCGATGTTGTGCCACTATTTATAGAGAATGTTAAAAACTTCAGTTTACGTTTTGCTTAGTAGTGGAAGATATTGATCGATGTTATCTTTGATTTTGTTGAGTTGATACTTTCCAATAAATTTCAAAATATGGAACAAAGAAAATTTACGTGACTTGTTCACTGATTCTTCAACTGCAGCAAACAATGCAATACGAATTTCAGGTGGTTGTCGTTCGAGATCGATTAGAAGTTGATTTTCGTGGTACAAGTCTTCAACAAGAAATTTCATTTTTGTTGGAACAGAATTAACCAATCGAGTGTCTTCCCACCGTTCTTTCATCAACGATACATATGTAAAAGAGTCTTCGTACGCTTTTCGTAACTTGACAGAAGAAACATTTGGACGAGCAGATTGAACGTTGTCTGATGAATCACCACGCATGCACTTTATGAAAAGAAATAATAGTGCATCATTATTGTAATCTTCCAGGGTTGCTTCTTTGTCATCAGCTGGTGAAACAACTCGAACGCCAGGATAGCGTTTGAGTTGGATATAATCAGAATCGGCACTGATGATAATAATTTCAGTATCATCATCGTTATAAATTTGAACAAACCCAGCAATCATATCATCCGCTTCCATTTGGTCTGCTTGAAGTGTGATGATGTTCGTATGATCAGTAATTAAGGTTTCCAGTTCTCGGACATGATTCAAGAAACGTTGATATTTGGCTTGTTGTGCAGGGGACATGTCTTTGCGACGATTTCCCTTGTATGGTTTTTTGGAAACACATTTATCACTGGCGGTGTATTCTTTACGCCAACTGGACCGATCGAACGCCATAACCACACGATCAGGATTAAATTTATTAAAGTATTTGTTCAGTGTGACGAGTGCGGAATGGGTTGCAAGACCAGCGAGTGTGGTATCGTCTTCATCGCGCTTTGCGTAAAACGTGCGATATAGAATATTTGAAATGTCAAAACAAAGATATCTGGTCATATATAATCGCTAATTTTAGTTTCGCGTTCTTCATCTTTGATGTCAATTACTTTTGTTTCGAGCTTTTCAATTAAATTTTGATAAAGAAACGCAAGCCATTTCTGAACGTACTCTTCATCGTTAGTAGCTCGAATACCACTTTCTTTCAACTGTTGAATAAAAGCATCGTTCCAATCAAGTTCAATTCTCGTACCACGAGTTTCATTGAAATCAGCACTTCGAATTTCAACCCAAGGATCAGGACTGTCATACTTCTTTTTGTCCTTTTCTTCTTGTTGACGGAAAATATCAACTTGTTCTTGTAGCTCGTCACGCTCTGCTTCCAAGTTTACTTGCTTATCGCGAAGTTCTTTAAGATTTGTTTGAAGCTCAGCAACGCCCAGTAGTTTTTTTAACCAGTTTATCATGTTATACTCTCGGTAATATGTAAAAATCAAGACCGTTGACAACGATTTTTAATATACCACGTGAAGTGATAAGAAATGGTTCATCCGAACTCACTTTTAACAACGGCAGAAGAATTTTGATTGGGTATTTATGGGTGAAATTCGTGTCCTTCCTATCGGCATCTTTGTCAACAACTGTGACTTCTTCACCAAATTTGTATGAGAACACATCGCTATTCATATCCGCCATTTCAAACGATACACCATCCTCTTGCGATGTCAAAGTTATCTCATCAGACCCCATTGCACTTTGTGCTTTGGACATTAATAACACAGCTTCTGCGGTCATTGGGACTTTGTGTTTAGGCTTGTCGTTAAGACTTTTTGGTGCTTGAATCGTATCAGGATTGGCACATCGGTAATCAATCTTGATGCCCTTCCCCTTTAGGACAAGAGCTCGTGCAAAAGTCGAGCTGACATTCGAATTCTTTTGCTTGGAATCAAGGTTGGGCATTATAGCTTCAATTTCGAAATCTGCCATGTCTTTAGCAATTTTGAATCGATTCATAAACACACCAATTCGATTGAGTCCAATGGAAGTGAAAGGCATGGCAGGAACGTCTGTTGTTTGAATAATTACAACAGATCGGTCTTCATCGATACCTCGAACCAAATCAGGTTCAATAATGATATCGTCGATTTTAACTAGCTGTGCTGTTGCAACAACGTTTTGGATGTAGGCGATAGATAATGCATCAACCTTCATGGAATTCTCCTTGTTATAGTCTAATAGTATATTAGAATTCAAACAATTCGTCAACAATGTTGAGAGGGTCAGTATTAATTTCAGTCACTTCAACTTCAGCCCCCTCTTCCAACCACACAGCAACGATATGACGGTGGCAAAATTTATTCGGACCCTCGTAACAGAGAAGAATAGAACCATCATCTAGATCGTCCACTATTTGACGGGGCGTTAGATTACGTTCTTGCAAAAGGCGCAAATACCACTCCGTGTAGCCCTTCTCATCGACCTGTCCTGCTTTATATGCTCTAAGTAATTCCCACGATGGAGCAAGGGGAAGATATTTTTTACCTTGATAAAAGGATGGAGATTTCACACTAATGGCAACTGCATCTGGATGCTTTCCACAACGGGCGTAATAGGATGTGTGTAATTTTTTCATAATTTAACCAGTTCATTATCTAGCAGTGTGCTTAATCCTCTGAAGTAAGCATACGGACTTGCTCACGTGGGGAAACACTGCGATATTCAACCCAATATTTCGCCTTCGTGGCATCAAGCGCTCGTTTCTGACCGCTAGACGCGTGTAGTATTATGAAAGCGTAATCATCACCATTAATATTGACAATCATCATTACACAATAACCAGCATCTTTAGTAAAGCCAGTTTTTTGTAAAAGTATTTCCCACTCGTCTGTCAACAACAGTCGATTGGTTGTACTATAAACACGTTTGATCGTTCTTGTATTATCCACATATGTCTTAACATATCTGCCCCGCTTTTTGTTCCAAACCCTTTTTAATTCTGAAGTGGTGATTGCGTGCTCAGTCTTGTAATATAATTCAGTGCTAAAGCGACCAATTGTTGGCATGTCACGAACAACGGTTAATAGCTTTGCGAGATCTTCAGGAGAAGATATGTTGGTGTTCTTTAATCCTGTTGGATCAGTAAAGTGGGTGTTGTACATACCAAGTTCCCAAGCAGCCTCATTCATTAATTTAACAAAACCATCAAATCCAGCCGGATGTGTCCGAGCAAGAGCAGCAGCACCTCGATTACTGGAAGACATTAGAGAAATCAATAATACCTCTTCGCGGGTATATTGTGCCCCTTCAAATAAACCAAGGGAACGCCCACCTCCCTTAGTTGCGTTGATATCAGCCTTGGTTATTGTAATGGTTTCCGAGAGGTCAAGATCAGACTCAAGGATGACAAACGCTGTCATTAGTTTGGTAAGTGATGCAATTGATGCTGTCTCGTCGCTGTTTTTATCGAGAATAACCTCACCTGTATTCATATTGAATACGTACACGAATTTAGCATCAAACGTTGGTTCGAAATTTTCGTTTGCATGTAGAACGTTTATGGACGTGAGAAGTAATGCAAACATCCATATAATTTTATAAGAAGTGGTTAACATGGTGTATCTCCTTAGAATATTAGTACAGAATTAATGAACAAGGACTGCTTATTTGGTGGTTCTTTGCCAATAGCTTTAAGAATGTTCTTCAGTGGGTTGTCAACTAAACGTGTAATGTGTGCGTCAATATCGACCGTAATATTGTCAAAAAACCACTGTGGAACAACTTCAATGTCAGTTGGCAGGGCAATGCTATCAAAATTAAGTTGTTCACCGTTCAACAATATATATGGTTCAAATTTCCCAATCAAATAAAATATACGAATTTTCATTCCATCTTTGATTGGAAAGCTGATTTTGTCATCATACTTTTTGAGACTATGGTTGTAATGTAAGGCCGCTCGAACGTGTCCAGATATATTAGTACGTCCGGTTGTTTTATGCTTTTTTGCATATAAGAGAAATTGTTTTTCGTCATAAAAATATTCAACCGAACTAATACCTTTTGGCAATCCAAGAATAGTAATATTTTTCTCAGCCAATGCACGCAGTTGGTCTTTGTATTCCACAACACTTTCGGCAACTGAAGTCCAATCTTCACCTTTCAACAGTCGTTCAATAAATCCATTTAACGCCGTTGCGATGTGTTTGGGAAGACTGGTTTTCTTTGTATCAAGGCCCATAACTTTCATTTTATCAACGCTTGTACCTTCTTGATCAACAACGTGAAGAATGTAGCGTTTTTTCTCAACAAAAATACCACGATCGGAAACAAGTTCTCGTCCGCACTTGATGATGTTATCAAATCCAGGTTGACATAGGAACACGTCTTGCATAAATTTTTGATATGAAGCGTTGACTTTATCAGCAACAGCATCAGCGATCATGATTGCATCTTCTTTATTGTCCGCAAATGTCCGAAAGTACGAACTATCAGTGTCACCATATATGACACCCTCGCCCTCCAATTGATACGTTCCATCAAGAATTTCATTAACCTTCGAACATTGATGTCGAAGAATCATCCGGCCGGTTCCTGTTGTCGACTCACCCATCCGAATATCGTAGAATCGAAAATATAGATTGGTCAAAGCACCATAAAAAGAATTCAATTTGATCTTATACACGTATTGAAGACGATCATAGTAATCAGCTTTGTTTTGATCCCCTGCAGTTTCTGCTTCATATTTCAGCTTTTGATACTGCTTACGAGTGGAATACCAGTCTTCAAGAATAGTTGGAATGATACCTTTCTTATTTTGATCGAACACAGTACCAAATCCAGAAATTCCCCACTTGCGATCTTGTAACCACTCTCGAAATTCAAAGGCAGTTTTTTCAATACGCTGGCCATTTTCTAATTCGAGCGTGAGTGATGTGGATGCACCTTTGGATATTGCATCACATGCACCTTCTGCCTCATTAAATTGACCACGAAGAGTTTCAGGCGAAATATTATTGGAACGGATAGCAGATGGATAAAGTGAATTAATGTCGATAGAACCAATCCACTCATGCATTCCGATGTCGGGATCGAGCACATAAGCACCTTCAATTTGTCGATCAAATTCTTTGGAGGTTGGTATAAAGTCTCGAACAACCTGTTTCAGTTTGTAGTGACAGTAATTGATTGTTGCATATTCAGCAAGTTTCAGTGTTCCAAGCACATGACTAAACAGTCCACATGAGATGTGTACCATTTGATTTGCAAGATCAACATAGCCCAACTTCTGTTCAAATCCATTCAGAATTTCAGTATCACGAATGTTGTACCGAATAAAGAAGGCAAAGTTTTGATAGTAGAGATCGTGGAGAGTACCATCATATTTCATTTTTGGCAAACCAAGATCAACCTCTTCTTCAATCGAAGACAATTTATAGGAAGCACGCTCGGAAGGTTCATATTTCTTAAACAACAGCATATAGTCAAGATTGACTCGGCCTTTCAGGTCAAGGGTCGTTCCAATAACCTTTCCTGTGGTTCGTGCTTGAATTTCACGCCATCTAGGTTCTGCACCTTGGAAATCAAGTTTGCGAACTGCATTTTTGCCAAAGTGAAATTCGAGACGTTTGCCCGTATATGGAGTATCAAACATGTCACTGTTGTGAACTTTTACACCTTTTGTATAAAAGTGATGATTTGACGTTTGTAAATCAATCATATCAACTTTGTTGGAAGTTTCTTGAATTTGTTTTACCCGCACAAAAACACGGTTGTCAAAAATTCTATAGTTGAGTTGTTGCGCTTTTTGTTTAGAATTGCGTTTGAGGTTGGATGGTGTGAAATTTTCCCAACGGGATGTTTTTAGTAGTGATAAATCATCATAATTAATATGCATAAACCGAAGAGTGTTCGGTCGAATTATGCAGTAAATACCATTCCATAAACACAGTTCAAATAAAGTATCAACATCATCATTATAGTTGCACCATTCTATATTCCCAGTTGAAACATATCCATCACCGTCTAACAATCCTGATATAAAGCTCATAAATTGAGAATAAGATAATTTAGATAATTCTGTTATGTTTAGTTTTTTCTTGTTAGTTGTTGTGTCAAATATCAAATGATATACAGATTTAATCAGTGACCATTTTATTCCTCGACTGTAACAATTTTTATGTGGTCCTATTATTGCAGTAGTGACTAATGGCAATTTTCCTAACATATCATAGTCAGATTGATAAACTTGAAATCCGGCGCTCGGATCTGTGTTCTTTTTTAATGTACCATCCGTATAAATTAAACCAGCAAGGTATAATTGTTCGTTTGAGTATGATTCAACGTTAGGTTGTTTATTGTTTCGAAGTGGAAGTTCTGCAAACAAAACATCTTCCTGTTCTATGGCTTCCTTCGGTGAAAGTTCAACGTCTTTGACAATTTTATTTTGTAAATTAGTATATTTGTTTTTAAGAACACTCTTAAAATAAAATCGATGATCTCCAGAAGAACGTATTGTTAAGCCGTTTACAAGTGTAGTTATCCATTCTGTTTTCTTTTGTGTTGGTGAAATGCTCAAAATGCTCGAATCATATAAATTTTTGGGAACTTTATCCAACGTTGTGATGCAATCTTGAGCCCAAACAGTTTGTGTTAACGGAACACAGTTCCATCCACAAATGACATCACTGTCTTCGATTGCAAGAATAAAATGTAACAGAAGTTCCCGTTCATCTTTGCATAGAATAAAGCTCGTTTTATATTCCGAAGGAATTGGTTCAATCTCATTACAGGTTTCAAACAGTCGTTCTTCTGTCCATCCATCTTCGGGTGGTACACAGATAATGATCAACTCTTTTGACCAGCTGTGATAGAGAGCAATTGAATTGATTGGTGCGTAGGGATTATCAATACTGGAAAATCCAATATCCGGATCGTAATTCACCTCAATGTCATAGAATGTTGTGTGAAGTTTGGGAGCAGGTAAATCGTAATAATGATTGGATAAGACACGCATTTCAGGTGAAATGTCACTTTCCCACGCATGTTGTCCTTTTTCTGCTAGATCTTTCTTTGCTTTTTTATATGCACTACTGGATGAAAATTGAACTTTTTTGACTTTGGTGTTGTAAATGGTTTCGTATGAACCATCTTCATCGTTCTCATAGTAGTAATATGGAGCGCGATAGATTTGCTCGACGCGCTCATCGGCTTCGTTTCGCTCCCAAACAATAACGTTTTCACCTGTCCAAATTGCAGAAATGTAACTCATTGTAGTTTTGTCTGTTTATAGATATATACGAAAAGGAATTATATCATACCCAACTACGAAAGACAACATTTTTGTCCCCTTTTTTGAGAACATCTTCATTGTCATGGAAATGAAGAAATTTGCCCCTTCGCCATAAATATGTTTACTCATTGGATAGATCTCATCATAACCCACTGTAAAGGAGTATTTTAGCATGGCAATTTCCATTCCACCAAAAGGCGACGCTGATAAGAAAATCGGTGCATATTTGGCACCTCTAAGCGTACAAGCACAAGATGTACCAAACATGACTGTAAAGATTCGTGCTGGTACATTTTACAACACATCAGGAGTAGCAGTTGAATATGCAGGTGGTAATTCACCAGCAATATCAGCTCCTGCAAGCAATGCAAAGTGGGTCATTGTTGGTATAAATGACAATGCCTCAATTAGCTTGGTTCACGGCACTGCATCCGCTTCACCTGTCCTTCCAACAATGCCAAATGGCACAATGCCATTGGCGTTTTGTTATGTTGTAAGCACAGCAACATCTCTTGGAAACGACAGGGTTTTCGATGCACGTCCACTATTCCAAAGCACAAATTCAGTACCTAATTTGGAAGATGAACTTGCTGATCGTCCAACGTTCACAGATTTGAGCAATGGTCTAGCAACAAAAGCAGACCTTGATGGCACACCAGAATACACATGGTGCTTGAACAATACCGATGGACCACAATCAGACGCACTGGTTATCGTTAAACGAGGAGTTGCGCCAGATGTTTCCATTCGTTGGAATGAAACCCTGGACCAGTGGGAAATTACAAATGACGGTGCTACATTTGATGCAATTGGAACAGCGGGTGGTTCATTTATGTCCACTGTTGCAGGAGCTGCTGATGGAAACATCGCAACGTTCTTTGGTGCTCCAAGCCCAGCTTCTGTGGTAGACAGTGGTGTATCACTTACAGATCTTGTAACTGATGTTGACCTAACAGCAGCTCTAGCACTAAAAGCAGATGATGCTGACTTAACAACTCACACAAGTAACACAACAATTCACTTTACACTTCCAATTTTACAATCTGATGTCACAGGTCTTGCAACAGCTCTTGCTGCTAAAGCAAACGTTGCTGGTGGTACATTCACAGGTGATATCACAGTTTTGGTAACTGGAAACCAACCAATAACATTGTCATCAAGAGATGCGGGTAGTTCAGGCCTATTGGTCGTACGTACTGGTGCCGATGCAATTTTGGAGTGGGATGAATCTTCAGAGCAGTGGATTGCAGGAAAAATTGGTTCTGCATTCCCAATTTTAACCTCAGAAAACCTTGCACTATCCGATTTGACTGATGTAGAGGATACACTAGCACCTGCTGCGAATGAAGTTCTTCGCTTTGTGGGTGGTGAGTGGACAAGTGATCCACTGGCAGATTTCCTTCTGCGTGCAGGTGGCACAATGTCCGGTGCAATTGCAATGGGCAGCAATAAGATTACGGGTCTTGCATCTGGTACAATATCAGGCGACGCATTACACTTTGGTCAAATTGGAGCACAAGTTCAGGCATATGATGCAGAACTAGCTGCACTTGCAGGCCTTACATCAGCAGCTGATAAAGGAATTCAGTTTACTGGTGTGGGAACAGCTGCAACGTTTGACTTGACAGTAGCTGGTAAAGCCCTACTTGACGATGCAAACAATACAGCGCAACGAGTTACATTGGGCTTGGTAATTGGAACAGACGTTCAGGCATATGACGCAACCTTGGCTTCCTTGGCTGCTTTGGGCACTGTAGCCGATCGTATGGCATACACGACTGGTGTTGATACATGGGCAGAGACACCACTTACATCATTTGGTCGTAGTATTATTGATGATGCAAGCGTGGCGGCCTTTAAGATAACAACGTCTCTAACGATTGGAACAGACGTTCAGGCATGGAATATGCAACTAGATACCCTTGCTGCTTTGGCAACAAACGGTAATGTTCGTCGTACAGCTGGTGTATTTGTAGTTGGTGCAGTTGATCTTACCGCAGACGTTACAGGAGCACTTCCAATAGCGAATGGTGGTACTGGTGCAATAACAGCAACCGCCGCCGCTACAGCGTTGGGAGTGGGCACGGGCGACAGTCCAGTATTTACAGCTGTTAACATCGGCAATGCATCAGACACAACAGTTGCACGCGTGAGTGCAGGTGATATTTCTGTTGAAGGTAACTTGATTTATCGTGCTGGCGGCACTGATGTGCCAGTAGCAGACGGTGGAACAGGTGTATCCACGACACCAACAAACGGTCAGTTGTTAATTGGTAACGGTGTAGGCTATAGTGTTGCAACACTAACAGCAGGAGTAGGTGTTAACGTTGTAAACGCTGCAGGTTCTATAACAGTGGCAACGCAAACATTGAAAGGTTCGTTGGGATTCACTTTCGGTGCCATCGCCGCAAATGATGTTGGTACTTCAACAAACACACTAACGGTAACAGGTGCTGTTGTTGGAGATGTTGTTGCTCTTGGTCTTCCAGCATCCATTCCAGCAGGGTTTACATATGTGGGTCATGTTAGTGCAGCAGACACAGTAACGATTCGTGCTCACGCTAGTGCATCAAGTGGTGTAGGTGCAGCCGCTGCCAATGCAACAATCAATGTGATTGTTATGAAATATGCTAGCTTCTAATAACTAACATATCTTCATAGATGAAAAGAAAAGAGCTGCTTTCGCAGCTCTTTTTCCTTGTGCAATGAGTTTTATACGCTATCCTTAATCTTGAGCGAGTGGATCGTTGTCCTGACGTAGACGGCCTTCAACAATCATTTCATAGAGAGCACAAAAGTGATTGTTTTCCTCCACCAGACTTCCATAATTGTGTTTGTACATTGTATTTGCCATTTTGCGAACAATTTTCTTGTCCAATCCGGATGATATTGCCACGTCTTCAATGGTTTCTTGGATCCCTTCTTTCAGGTTATCCATTTCTTGAAGTTGGTGTGTAATAGTTGCAAGTCCAGTTTTGAGTTTCTTGCGTTCATCAGGATCGTCAAGATGGTTGGCGCTTTTCTGTTGGGGCTTCGTGGTTCCTTTTGCCATTATTATTCTCCTTGTTTAGCATGGGTGGATTAACTATTATCCACCACTTAAAAAGACTTGGCAACGAGGTATTAGAGAATTGATGCAAACCAGTGACGGTAATCCCCAGGAAAGTCTTGGGGTTGATAAAGGTATGGGGTTTGTGCAGCCATGTGAATGCGAGCTTGATATAGTTCACCAACGTGTATGCGTGTGTTGGCATTGATAAAATGTGGATCACTTGGAAAAATTACTAGAGTGCCACGCACGGGATTAAAGCCAAATTGGTGTTGGGGGAATTCTAATTTACCACCCAATACTTCATAATCTTGTTCGAATGGTATGTCGTCTTGGTAATCACACATAAACAAAATGCCCGTAAAGTCTTTGGCCTGTGTTCGTAGCCATTTTCCCCGTAGAAATTCACTGTTTTCAGCGTGAAGCTTATTTTCACTATTTTCAGGAAACCATTCAAATTCAATTGGGTGGGTTCCTTTATATAGAAATTTGTAGTAGGCTTGAATTTCAGGGAGTGCATATTGAAGTCGCTCGTAAATCATTCCACCAGCTCGTTCATTAGTCTTAACGGATACAAGAGGATGTCCATCCTTATCAAGATCAGGTGTTGTGTAATTGAGAATATCAATCATTTCCTCACAACCAAGCGGGGAAATAAACTCGTCAATAACATAAAAAGGGGAATGAATTTTCTTCATAGACGCCACGAGAGTTAATCCCTAATGCGATTTATGGCTTCTGTTCGAAGATGTTGAACGAACTGGTCCATGGTCAGATCACTTTTAGCGATTATTTCAATAGCATCATAGAGTTGTTGGTTTGTGAAATCTTCAGTTTCGGGGATACGTTCAACATCATTCACAGGTGCTTCCTGGTCTTTATTCACATTAACTTGAAAGTTACCAGCTTTGAGAATGTCTTGCCCAATTAGCAATTTGGAATCCATCTCAGAACGATCATTAAGATTGAACATTACACCATCGAGTGGAACTCCATTAACTTCAACACTAAGGCGTACTACAGGTCGTTTATCACCACCATAATCTGCAGAGTGAACTTCTTGTGTGCCCTCAGTTGGCAATGTTATAACGTTGCGTGAAAGGTCGTCACATTGAAAAGATACGCGTCCGTTGGCTAGTTTAATATTGGAAGCGTGAAGGGAAGAAGTGGTTGCACCTGTATCAACTTTTCCATCAATTTTAACACCCTTAAAAGCAGGAAATGTAACTGAGGCGTGGTTGCCAAGAGTATGTGAATCTCCCTCGACACTTTCTGCTCGAAACGGTTCATTAATTGCTCGTTGTGGTACAACGTCATTAGCTTGTTCAAGTTCCTGAATCATTTCTGAAGCACGACGCGCAAAGGACGAAATAGCTTGTAGTTGACGTGTTGCTTCCGGATAGTTTTTGATGTGTGATGCGTCACTTATGATTAATTGCACATCTTTTTGTTGCAGTGCAAGTTTTAAGGAATTTAGTTCAATTTGTAGTTTCTTCCATGTATCGACGCTCATTTGTTTACCCTCTTGTTGGTGTAATAGGTATTTATCCGCTTACATAGAGGAGCAAGATAATCGTCAACGGACCGCTTAAACACCATTGGAAGTCCTTTTTCTACGCTCATAATGATCACAACTTGATTAATTTCAATACCATATTGTTCTTGAAACATCACTGCATATGCAGATGTTTGAAGAAAATAATCTTCTACCATGGTATCATTTTTACTATTCGTTGATGTTTTGAAATCAATTACCGATAGTACACCATCATATTCAGCAATGCAATCAACCCGACCTGCAACTTGTAGGGTGTCACTGTAGAGAGCGATTTCTTGACATACAATATTATCAATTTTCTTTAGGAACACTTTGATTTTCTTGAATTCGGAAATGTGGCTATCTTGTTGATCGTTGGTTGGATTGGGATTGTTTTGAAGATGGTGCTCAGCCATCAAGTGAACCGCTGTGCCTCGGTCTGCAGTGCGTTTGGTTTCTTTGTCGGCTTTGACATGACCAAGCGAATTGCGCCATTCCACGAGCCAAGGCTTTTCACCAGATCCAAGCACAGTGGTAATCGAGGGATATTTGGCACCATCAGGTGTAACATAGAAACGACCTTTCGGTCCTGTTGATACTTTTAATTCTATGGGCTTTATATCTTTTGTATGAGTAAACACGGTTAATTACCGTTGGTCTATAGTGCCTGGTGTACCACCACCACTAGTACCTGGTGCTGGTGGTGATGTTGATGTTTTGGTCATTTCGTCATTCGTTTTGTTTTGTGAACCTTCTGATTGGGCTTGTTTTTCTTTAATGCTAAGCAATCGTGTCAACTGCATTTTGCGATCAAGAAGAGGTTTATTTTTCGAAGCCATCGTTGCATCAAGCATGGCGATATCAGCTCGTATTTTATCAGCTTCTTCTGCAGCACCTTCATCGAGTATACGTAAGTAATCTTTGAATGTCAAGAGAGGAGTTGACATCTTATTTTCCTGCCCTTGTAAGAATAAATTTAGCAACGTCGTGTGGCGCAACACGTCCACTCAAGCGAGGCTTTTTAATACCAGGTTGTGCTTTTAGTGAATCAGGACGTCGATGTGTTTCTTCTTCCTCGCGACCACCCCGTACATCGTCAAGTTTGTTGAGACCAACATCATCATCAAATGTAGCACCATCCTCTTGTTCCATATCACGCTTCCAACGAGAGAGTTGTGCTAGACGTTTAGCTTCTTTTTCACCATCTTTTGCTTTCTTTTCTTGAGCTTCCATGTCTAAAATTTGTTCTTCGCGTTTAACCCTCGCATATACTTCCTTGGTTGCAGTGTCTGCTTCTTTGGCTTTGGCCTCAGCAGCTCGTGCATGTGCTTCGGCCTTGCGAGCTTCAGCATCGGCTTTCATCATATCAATGACTTGGGTGAGAAGTCCTTTCACATCTCCGTCTCCACCACCAGTAGCGTTAACATCTAAGCCACCTTCAAGATCCAGATCCAATCCAGCCCCTTCGGCATTTTTGTCACCTTCGGCACCTTCGGCGCCGCCAAGTTCTTGGCCTTGGACACCAAGGGTTACATCTTCATTTTCATCTTCAATGACTTTTGGCCATTCAACGTCGACAATATCAAAACTATCTTTGAGTTTGAATAACAATTCAGCAATTTCTGGAAGCTTACGTTGCAGACCGTTATCATCATCAACGTCTGCAAGCATTGCGTTTAGCGCAGCTTCAAAGTTTTGAGCCTGTTCTAGTCGAACACGAACTTTGACAAGATTTCCGTCTTCATCTTCAAGTGCAAATGCTTGTGTCTCACTGTAATCAGTCGTTTCTTTATTTTGCAGAGATTTGAGCTTTGACACAACTTCAGCACTATCAAAGGTGTCGCCACTAATTTGTGATTGATCTTCATTGAATAGTGAATAGAAACTTTCTTTGAGTGCCAATCCCTTCTGTTTTGGTGTTGATTTGGGTTTTGCATACGGTGAGCGAACAACGCGAATTTTCTTTGGTAAATCGCGGCTAGAAAGACTAACAAAAAGCGGCATAGCAAAACCAGCAACGCCCCCAGCGCCTGTTGCACCGCCAGCAGCATCTTCAATGAGTCTAGTTTGTTCTATGATTTGCTTGATTAGTTGCATAGTGATTGTCCCATAAACACACAGAGTTTTTATTCTGTGTATTTATGGTAAAGTCAACTTATCCAGCGGATTCGTCATTGGCAGATATGGATGTTTCTGCGCTTGGTGGTGCTGGACTAGCCACTTTTTGAACTGCAGCAGC